CTGGTTGTGACTTAAATGTTAGTTCGTAACTATTACGCTCACAAAATTGTTCTACGTAACTGAGTAAACCAATGTATAGTGTTTTTCTAATTTGATCATACAAACGAACTTTTCCATCCCACAATCTTGCTTTGTATTGTGGAGTAAATCGAGCACCTGGATATTCGTATGTGAAAAAGTCTGCTAGTTCTTGCTCAATGCTTGGATCAGCAAAAACACGCATGTATACTTCATCAAGTTTTTCAATAGTTATTAACAATTACATTCCTGCTAAAAATCGTTTCCATTCTACAGCAGTTTTAATCTGCCAGTCTCTGGCTTTAATCTGTGCAAGAACAGACTCAAGAAAATAAATCATAGTTTCAAGATACTTAATCTTAACCTCTAAAGTATTTAGATCAGAATCTCCCTGAAGAAATTCATCCATCTCATTCTTCAAAGGTTTAACACCTTGCCATTGTGACCAACCAAGTTCAGATAATTCATCGCGCGATAACTCACCACGATAATAACGAAACTTATTTTTGCGTAAGATATTGTAATCAGATGAGAGTTTAGTGTGCTTTAACTTTATGTTGATAAGCAACTTAACATATTTGGCATGTAACTTTGGAGTTGCAGTAGAACATTCTCCGAGATGCGTGTCGTCAATCTCGCAGTCTTTGTCCCACTCTTCTTGCAATTGATCAATATTCATAATATACCTCAAGTTATAGATTGTTATGATTATACAACAATCTTACAAAAAAATCAAGTTTGACTTATAAAAATTTGTAATAACCGTATCTAAATGTAGCATTTCCTACAAGGTATTGCACATCTTGATTTGTTGCTTGAAAGACTAAAGAGTCTATTGACATTGGAAACAGATCAACAAATTGTACTGTTTTTACAACTTGATTACTACCATTTAAAATTTGTAATGTAGCGTCAGAATAGTTCTTTGCTAATTCTGCTAAACCCAATCTGTCGTCAGAATTAATAAAACTAACATACTGGTCATAATCATTTGGAAACCCAAGAGCAACAATCCAATTGTAAAGAGCAGTGTAATTTTTCATTTCAACATCAACTAGAAACTGAACAGTTAGTTGATCATATGTTAATGTTTCGCCTGGAATTGGCTGTGTATGAAATGGATTACCAAACTCTGGTGCACCTAACATGATGCCTGGAAGATTAACTTGCTGACAAAAGAAATTTAAATCAGGAAGTTTTTGGATGCTGAACAAGAACCCATTAGGTGATAATGGAGTGATGTTATCTGGGACTGGGCAAGAGATAGTTGTCATATTATTATTTAGGAAAGAAAAAGGGGAATCCCTTTCGAGATTCCCCTAAACACCGCTTCTATGTCGGTTTCGTTAAAACCCAAATTACATTAGGTTAGTAACTTTAACGCGACGGTAGTAGTAGTTTGCGTTAGCAGTTAGGTTATCTTCGCCAGAAGTACCATCGTCAAGGTTAACGAATGGGTTAGCAACTAGACCGTAACGAGTCTTGAAGCCAATCTTTGGCTGGAAGCTGTTTGGATCAACTGCACGAACCATTTGTAGAGGAACGTATGGGCAGTAGAATAGACCAGCGTCGAATGCTGAAGAACCTTTGTAACCAACAACAAAGAACTGAGTTGCTGACACGTTTGCAGTATATGGATCAACATATACTTTGTACTTGCCGTTTAGAACACCAGCAAAAGTAGTAGAAGTGTCATCAATGTTTAGAGAAGCATTGCCCTGAAGAGCTGGAGTGTAGTCAAGAACGCCAGCCATCGCTAAAGCAGAAGCAACGTCTGCTGAAGTGATGATCACGTTACCACGACCACGACGAGTCTGTTGACCAATAGCGTTTGCTTCGCGCTCGATTTGGAACATTAGACCCTTGAACTTCTCAACTGACCAACGACCATTTGAGTCAACGTCAAGGTCGAAAGTACCAGCAGTAGCAGTACCAACAGCAGCACCTGCTTTAGCAGTCTTGTAGATTGTGCGGATAACTTCGCGGTTGATTTCAGCAAGAATTTCTGTTGAAAGAATGTTGCTTAGTTCACCTTCAGCGTCAAGACCATGAACAGACTTCATGTCTTGTGCTAGTTCAACTGAATACTCAGCTTTTAGAGCACGTGTCTTAGCAGTAACGCTAGTTTTCTCAATTGAGAAAGCCATTTGACCAAAAGAACCATCACCAGTACCACCTTGACCTAGACGCTCAGCAGCAGAAGTAGCGATACCAGAACCAGTAGTTTCAGAACCACCAAAATCATAAACGCCAGAGTGAGTGCCAGTACCAGAGAAATCTGTATCAGCTTCGTTGAATAGAGCCTCAGTACCACCTTGTGTGCTGTAACGAGACTTCATTGCGAAAATTAGACCAGTTGGTTGAGTCATTGGCTGAACACCGCAAACATCATAAGCGATCATTTGTGGCATTGCACGACGGACTAAAGAGATAAGAACTGGATCGAATTTAGCGAAACCACCAGTGTCACCATAAGAGCCAACTGCGTTTGCTGGAGCAGCTTCGAAAAGTGCTTCGCGCTGTTTTGCCATTTCACGTTCTTGGTTCTCAAGAAGAACAGCAGTAACTTCTTTACGATATTGATCTTTAATTGCAGGCGCGCCTTCGTGATCAAGGACTGGTGCCCATTTTTCGATTAATTGTTGACGAGTAGTCATTTTAGTTTTCCTTTTTAAAATTTATTTTTTAGATAGGATTGATAGATAAGCAGCCATAGTTGGATCAACTTTCTTAGAAGTTTCCTCAACTAATGTTTCTACTGGAGCATCAGTAACAACAGAACTAACTTCTGCTGCTGCTTTGGTTGTGAAATAATTTTCACGGATAGTCTTTACTTTAGTTTCGAATGATTCTGCATCTTCATAAGATAGTTCTTCAACTAGACCAAGAAACTTCTCAGTTTCAGTGTCAGTAAGACCTTCGCTTAATGAATCAACAATGCTTTGACGCTTTTGCTCAGAGATAAGTTTACTCATCTCAACATTAGCTGCAACTTGTTCATTAAGTTTTTCTTCTAGTTCAGAAATCTTAGATTCCATTTCACCAAGCACATCGTAACGCTCTTCTGGAATTTCGATGTAATGCTCTTCAAATAGATCTTTCAGACCAGATACGAATCCTTCAAGAATTTCAGACTTCATACCACGCTCAAGGGCTAATTCATTCTGTGCAATCCACTGCTCGGCAATATAACCGAGATATCCATCAACCTGTTCAACAAGTCCCTCAACATTCTGTGCAACTTGCTCTGCAAGTTTTGCTTCGAATTCTTCTTCTAAACGAGCAACTTCTGCTTTGACACGAGTCATAACAGCTGCTTCGTAAATTGTTTCTGCTTTAGTTTTAAACTCTTCAGATAATTCTTCACCATTAAATAGTGCGTCCATATCTTCTTTAACAGTGTTGCCTTGTTTGATTGGAGACTGATCACCATTCTTTGGATTTTGAGATCCTTCTGGTGCTTTTTCAGCTTCTTTTTCATCATCAACATTGTTACGAGCATTGTCTGGGTTATCACCCTCGACTTTAGTAACCCCATCAGAAGCACCTGCAATGTTTGACGCTTCAGCAGCTGCAGCACCTTCTTTTGTAGAATTGCTACCGCCTTCTGCGCCTGCAGTTTTTGCTTCATCAATTTGCTCTTCTAACTTAGCCTTTTTAGACTCAGCTAGAAGTTCAGCGATTTTTTGTTCGATTGACATCGTTTTCTCCTGTAACTGGATAGTTCTATTAAATTATTTATAATTATTTGATTTTCATCAAGAAATCTTGGAAAGCACGAATCTTTGCTTCCTCTAACTGTCGAGAAGAAGTCTTACGAATTGTATTCTTAACTTCCTCGATATGTTTTTCCACAAACTTTCCATCAACAAATACCCATTCTTTGCTCTCCATAATACCACGAACAAATGCGTCTGGAGCAGATGGGTCTGCAACGATGTCTGCTGCTGTTGACAGCATAAAATCGTCTTGTACAATTTGGACACCCTCATTGTTTGATTTGAGAGAACCAAGCGCACGACTAGAAACACCAAGATTTGCACCGCCATCTAAAAGACCGCGAGCAATGTTACCCATAGGTGTTTCAAGAATTTTAGCCTTACCTACATAATTTGTTCCTTCTTTTTTAAGAGAAACAATTAAATGAGATACACGATCTAGATTAATAGAAGGAGTATCTGGATGACCTAATTCACCGTATGCACGATTCTGTTCAACTTGTTCTTTCATGTAACGAGTAACTTCTTTATCCATAACTGATTCTGGATACATACGTCCGTTACGATTTTTAATTTGTGACTGAAGAAAGATACCTTCAATGAAGTATTCTTTTTTACCATTCTTTGCTTCAGTTAGTAAATTAACTGACTCTGTAACTTCTCTTATGAGTTTCATTTAATTAACTCCCTACTGCTGATTCGTTATCATATGCACCATAGACAGCAGTCTCTACTTTAGATGCGTATCCACTAACTTTACGTAAAATTAAATAACATTGTGCCTCAGCACCAGCTATTGTTACAACAATATCGCTGTCATTTTCAATGGTATCAACAAACCCAGAACCTGCAGCAAATTCAATATAGTCTGCACCACCGCCTGGAAGGGTTAAAATATTAACAGAATTTCTAGTAATAGTGATTGTTGCATTAGCAAGACCTACCCACTGAATACCAGCAATATTAACTCTTTGAGACGCACCATCTAGTGATTGTGTTGCAGCTAGTAGATCAACTGATAAATCAATAGTTGTTGCAGCAGCAGTTCCAGCAATCTTAACTACTGATTCTTGATTAGTATTTTTTAAAATTGTCTTAGTGACAGCCATCTTATTCCTCTATTCTTTCAAGCACATAAAAGAAGTTTTCTTTTGATTCTCTCATATACTCGATAATCTCTGTTTGGTTTTGTAATAAATTATTTAGGCACTCTTGTGTTCTTTCATCAATCATAACGATTGAATCGTCTGAAAGAACATAGTGTAATTTACCCTCAACTAATCTGTCCAGTTTATTAAGAGAACGAATTTTTTGAACAACAGGATCTACACTAAACATATGAGAAGAAGCAAGACTAATATAATTTTCGATTAATGTATCTGTAATTTTAACATCGTGATATTCTTTAATAATATTTGCAATAGTAATATCAGATAGGTCTTCGTATAATTCTTTTGATACTTGTTCTTCTAGTTTATGTGAAGTGTATTCGCTCTTAATGTTTTGTCTTGCTTCTTCAAGACTTGTAAATTCTGTTTCTTGACCATCAACCAAAATCTTATTCTCTGATGTTTTTTCAATCAGACGCATGTGAGACCTAACGCTTTCAATAACATTAGGTCTTTTAAGAGATTTTGTTAGATCACAGTAACGCATTATTTTTTGTCTTCGTTTTCTTCTTTGTCTTCTTTATCCTCTTCTTCTGAGGATTTTTCTTCTTCGACAACTGCTTCTTGAGTAGCAAACATATTTTGTGCAACTTGAGCACGCATGTCTTCTAACTTAGTAGAAATTTTTTCTGCCATTGCAGCATTAAATGCATTTTCAGTTTCTAGTGCATCACCAGCAGCGATAGCATTGATAAGATTTAATGTATTTTCGTTCATTGATTTTCTCCGTTACTAGTTGGTGCTTCTTGAGTTTCTGCTGGAGCATTTTGCTGCAAGTATACTTGTTGAGCAGTTTGCGTGGCACCAGCCATTGTTCCATCATGTTCAGCTTTAGCAATGTAATCTTCTTTTTCAGATTCCATTTCTTTATCCATGCTCTTAATATCATCATCGTTAAGACGAAGGATATTTTTTCTAGCCCATGACATAGAATAGTACTTGCCAATATATGGCTCAGCTTGCTGAAGCATTTGTAATCTTTGCATTAAAATCTCAACATCCTTTAGTTCAGAGTAATGATTATCTTCAAGATAATCGTATCGAATAAATTGAACTAAATCATCCCACTCTTCAGCACGAATAACGCCTTTAGCGATCAACTGAACTCTAAGCGCAGCATTAAATACTTCTGAAAACTTTTTGCGTAATCTAACAATAAATTTGTTAAACTTAACTTCATCACGACTAATCTCTGTTGAACGACCAATACTAAATCCTTGTTGCTGTTGCAAACGAGAGATAGGCACGTTCAATGCATGATAAAGTTTTTGTTGGAAATATTCGATGTCTTGGATCTCGCCAAGATTTTGACCACCTGGAAGTGTAGTAATTTCAGTACCTTTACCACCTTCACGACGAGGCATCCAAAAATCTTCCATCATTGACAAATGACGACGATCGTCACGTGTCTCACCAGTAGTTGCATCATAAACAATCTTATTACGGAATTTGTTCATGATATCAGAGACATATTGCTCTGCTTTTAACTTTGGTAGATTACCAACATCAATGTAGAAAATACGACGCTCAGGCGCACGAGAAATACGATAGATGACTAATGAATCTTCAATCATCTTTAATTGATTAACTGGTTTAATTGCCTTATGTAAATAAGACATCATCATACCAGTATTCTGGTCAACATAACCAGAAGGGCAATATACTACAGAGTCTAAAGAAAGTTTTACACCCTGTGTTGTTTGTTCAGTAATACCTTTATCATTGTATAGGTAATACTCTTCAATTTTCTTAACAACCTCTACGCCTTTTGCATCTTTTTCTTTAATAATATTTTTGATGCGACGAATTTTACGAGGATCAATGTATCGCAATTCAACGATGCCATTTTTAATATTTTTCTCATCGATAAGAACCTGATAATACAGACGTCCATCGATGTACCAAGTACGGAACATTTCATGTGCTCTGTCTTGGAATTTGTAAATTCTTAAAATGTTTTCAAATTCTTGAAAAATCTTTTTCTTAATTCCATCAGAAACTCTAACATCGTCTAAAACAATTTTAACAGAAGATTTATCTTCATCTGATACAATTGCTTCGTTAACAATATCTTCAATTGCACCATCGCAATCACTGTACTGTGAAACCTCACGATAACGACGAATAAGATCGTTTTCGTTTTTAATAACACCCTCAAGATCCATTACCATACCGTAATAACCACCAGCATTAACACCAGTGTTTATTACGGTGGCACCTGAATCTACAGGAGACGGAGTTACAACAGATTGTAACTCATCGTCTTTTTTACGCTTTATCTCAAAGCCAAACAGCTGCATAATGTAAAATCCTTAATTATATTATAAAGGGAATGAACCAACTGGTGTGTCGATAGAAACATTGACACCGAATCCAGATGTTGCCCCAGTATTTGATGTGAAGAAGTTGTAAGTAAACTCTACGTCAAATTGTTCAATAGCATTTTGTGTTTCGTAATCTAATCCAACAGCAGCAATATTAGTTGGGAAAGCATCAACAAATTTATATGATTTGATGATAGCACCATTTCTATCTAGCTGATGCACGTTTAGGTCAACTTGATATTCAGTAGGATTAACACGACCATTAGTAGTGTTATAATTCTGAATACCAGATTGCCACTGCTCTAGAGCATTACGGATACCAAAAGTAGTATCGTTGTAAATTGTTACAGTCCATGGTTGGAAAGTACGCTCGCCTGCAAAGTTAACTGGACGTCCACGATAGAGAACAGGTAATGTCTCAATAGTAGAAGCTGGTAACTGAGCAGCCTTACACAAAAATTGTGCACGTTGCCCTGCTACTACACCAAGTGTAACATAAGAAGGGAATACTAATTCAACACGGAACTGATTAGGGCGCGCACCGCCTCCAATCATCTGTGCTTTAAAATCAGTAATATTTGCCATTTAAATCTCCTTGTTCGTTTATCTATTTATCAGCTATTAAGCACCGACTTCGTTAAAGTTAATGCTTGAACGAGCAGCAACAAAGTTCAGAGTGATAAAGTTGATAGAACGATTTGGCTTAACGAAGATATCAGCAACAAATTCGTTACGATCGATAACTTCACCAGTGTTGTTTGTATCATCGCACTTAACAACGAAATCAGTAATACCACGACGACCTTGAACATCACGTAAGAATGGTTCTACTAGATTACGGAATTGAGCACGAGTAAATGCATCGTTAAATTCAAATAATTGGAACTTAGCAGCAGTAGCGATTGCTTTTTCCATAACAATAAAGAGACGACGCACATTAATGCGATCAAACGCAGATGGCTTAGCTAACATTGTTTTATCACCAAAGAGAACAGTACCTTCTCCTGGGAATGTAACAACTGGATTAACGCCAGCTTTGTAAAGAGTATCTCTTTGTGTCTTGTTTGGATTAACTGCTAAACGAACAACGCTCTTAACTTGACCACGATTTAGACCACCTGGAGAGAACCATGGATCATTAGTGTAATCAGTGCGTGCACATAGACCAGCAATATCAGCATTTAGTGGAACGAAACGATACTTGTCGTTGTAACGATCGTACTGATACTTGTAGCCAGAGTCCATAACACCGTAAGATGTGCTCTTATTAACTGCATCTTTGTAAGCAATGATTTTATCAATTTCTGTTGATGTAGCACCGATGATTGGATCGCTGCTAGTAACATCTTGTGGAGAAATAAATGCAACGCAATCTAAACGTGTTTCGCAAACATTGCTTAGGATATAATTTGCAACAGTAGCAGATGCTTTGCCAGCAAGAACTAGACTAATGTCATACTGTTCTGCGTTATCGAATAGAGCAAAAGCAGTTTGTTTTTCTGCATCGGTTAGTAAATAATCATCAGTACCACCAGCTAAACTTCTGTTAACAGCAGATGTTAGGCTCTTAAATGCGCTTGCAGCTGCATCTTGACCCCATGGTTGTCCAGCAGTTAGATTAGTTGGATGATCCATCCACCAGATCCACTCAGAACGTGCATTAACAACATTCTTGTAGTAGTTGTTAGTACCATCTGGTTTCTTAGCATCAGCTGCTTTTGATGCAAATGGGAACTTTTCTAGAACTGAACCTGCAGTACCAGTGATTAATCCATCTTCATCGATAACGATAATATGAACTTCGTCATTAGAACCGCCAACGCTTGAAGCGTATGGAGAAGTTCCTGGAGCAGCATCAAATTCTGCTTTATATGTCCATGTTGAAAATGTTGCGCTATCAGCCATAGAAACTTTTAGAGAGTTACCTAAAGTTCCTGGATATTTTGCAGCAAACTCACCAACAATTGCAGCACCATTTGCATAGTTAGTTGTATAGTGCTCGCCATTCATAATCTTTAGACCGATAGTAGTGCTAATTGTAGAAGTAGCAGTAGCAGCAGTACCAGATGGTGGAGAAGCAATAGTGATTGTTGGAGCAACTGAATAACCAGTACCTGCGTTAGTGATAGAAATACCAGTAACAGTAGAAGTACCAATAGTAACTGAAGTAATAGTAGCACCAGTGCCGTCACCAGTAATTGTAACAGTTGGAGTTGCTTTGTATCCAGAACCACCATTAGTGATAACGATACCAGTAATAACACCACCAGAAACTGTTGCAGTAGCAGTAGCACCTGAACCAGTGTCACCTGCTGCTGGTGTGATTGCTACAGAAGCTGTTGTGTAACCAGACATAGTTCCACCAACAACGATAGCACTAATAGCACCACCAGAAATAGTAGTTGTAGCAGTAGCTTGAACACCGCCATCTAAGTCAGGAGCGGAAATAGTTACTGCAGGGGCTGGAGATGTAGAAACATAACCGCTACCTGCAGCAGTAATGCTAATAGTTGCAAGACCACCTGCAGCTGCAGCAACAGCGTTCAAATGTCCAGCGTCAGCGCGAACTAGCAATAGATTATTTGTATATGATAGGAAGTTCGCAGCTGTAAAGAAGGAATCAAAGTTAGAATCGTTTGGCTTACCAAAACGACGAACTAACTCATTCTCAGAACTAACAGTAGTTGGCTCCATAACTGGACCCCACTGGAATGCACCAGCGAAAGCACCAATTGAAGAAGATACTGCTGGAACGATAGAAGTGAAATCTTTTTCTACGACTGCAACGCCTGGAGATAATTGGAACGGCATTGTAATTCTCCTTGTTAATAAGTTTACCTTTAGACAACAATCATGTCTACTCTTTTATTTAGTTTTTACATGATTTCTAGAAATTTAGAGGTGGTTTTTCTGGTCCACCATCGTCATAAAATCCGAATGGTGTTAGCTCTTCCTCAATAGCTTGCATCTGTTTTTTGTACATTACTTCTCTTAGGTTTACATTATTTAGATCTTTGAAATACGAGTTGGTTGTAAGCCACCCGAATAGAACTAATGGCATAACCAAATCATCATGATATCCTTCATCTGCCTCATAAGATCCTTTTTTCTCAATAAATGTAGAGATTTCAGAGATCGTATCTGCATCAGGAACTAGAAGTTTATTTTCTTCAACAAGTGCTTTAAAATTTTGGCATCCAATTCGTTTGATTTTTTTGTCGGTAACAACTCCTAATTGAGTTTTTCCTCCACCAAAACCACCAGAAACTGTTTGACCAGTTGTGTGTCGAGTCACAAATAGTATATTTTCATACTCCATCTCAGAGTATAAAATATGAGCGACTTGCTCAGAGATGTTGATTTCAAGAAGAATCCATGCATTATTATAATCTTTACCGACTTTGTATATTACATTTGGATAAAGAAGTGGGCTAATTTCGTTATTACGATATTTGGCTACAAGTTTATATGGAGTTTCAGTAATATCAACTACTTGAAATGCTGAATAATCTCCACCAACACCTTTAGCCACGTCTGCTATTAAACAATAAGTGTGCCCAGCTTGTGGCTCGACATAGACATCTAATCCATCTTTTTGATAGACTTTATTTCCAACACTCATCTTAGCAATTACATCTGCATTAATAAGTGTAAGACTAGAACCCAAGAATTTACAAAGAACCTCTTGGTTGTATTTAAGTTCACCAAGCATGGCTCTTTGCTCAGCTGCCCATTTTTCATCTCTACCAGGAATTTCCCAGTATGGAATAAAAAGAGGAACGAAACCATTTCGTCCATTTTCAGCATCATTCCAAAATTTCCAGAAATGATTATAGCCGAGGGGAGTAGAACTTAAAAGAATTTTAGTGGTTTGACCAGCAGAAATTGTTGGATAAACAGAAGTGAAGAATTCTTCAGCTACGTTGTTTGGAATAATTGCAGCTTCGTCAACATATAGTAAGTTTACTGATTTACCACGAATACCAGACTTACCAGTTGCAGCAGTAAATACCTTACTTCCATTTTCTAATTCAATGTCACCTTTGTTCCAAGTAAGCACACCTTGTTGCATCCATTTTGGAAGCATCTCATACATCGTTTGATAACGATCTAAAACTTCTCTTGCTGCATCTTTTTTGTTAGCAAGAATGGCTACGTTTTTATTTGGTTGAAATAATGTATACCAGAGAATATAAGCAGCTGATGTCGTCGTCTTACCTTGTTGACGACCTTCCATAAGAATAACACGACGATTACTATGAATTACATCAATCTTTTTCTTTTGGCAATCATACAATTTAAATAATTGTAATCCATGATCTAGTGTAACAATATAGCAGTAACTTTCAATAAAGTAGATAGGATCTTGCGAACATTTTATATACTCTTGAATATTTTCTGGAGTAAATTCAACCGAAACTCCTACTGCCTTTAAATTCGCATTAGCATTATAAATTTCAGCCATAATTAAAAATTATCTTCCCAGTTTTCTTGATCTACTGTAGCAGTAGTAACATCACCTTCTGCTGTGTATATTCTATTAGGATTACTAAAATCTTCATTTTGACCGATATTAGCATTAACTGTATCAATAACAGATTTACCACTAATTGGTCCAAACAGATTAACTTTCATTTGAAAATTTAATGTATGTGTAACAAATCGTCTTGTCTGAAAATCTCCATCGTATTCATCTTGTACAGAAACACTATTTAAAATAATAGGAGCGTCTATCTTAACATTCATATCTGGAACAGCATTAATTGTTAATGTATACTCTGGAGTAAATGTTGGTAGAATTTGTTCGATAATTTGTAAACCATCTTCTTGAGTTTTTGTTAAGATGTACAATGACAAATCAATATTATAAGGAACTGGAGTATACATTGTAGATACTAAACCAGTGCCATCACCACACTTAATTTGTTGCATACGATTTACTTTACGAGTAGGATCATATGAATAACCAAGTATTTCAAACGACATTCTTGGTAAAGTCACATATGTGTGATTATCAAGATTTGGATCTTGTTCGATACGAACTAACCATTTTTCTTTTGGTGCATATGCTAACGGCACTTGAATTCTTTGAACTGTAGTTCCAGTAACAGAATCACCTTGTTTTCTGTCAATGTAAATGTCGCTAAACAAACGACCAAATGCTACAATACTCTTGCGAATAATGCCATGATAAAATACTTGATTGTTTAACATTAATCGCCTACCTCACCAAATGGGTTAGTCTCATTAAATAATATATCTTCTGCTTGCTCTTTAAATTTATTATTGTCACCAAATGAATCTGGCATATCAATATTATTTTCTATTGTTGCAGTCGCTGCTGCGTTTGAGCCACCACCACCAGAAAATTGAACTATTGGAGCAGATGCATAACCAGTACCACCATTAGTCAAATCGACTCTTACAACTTTATTAGCATTTGCATCTGTTCCTAATACTGCTACAGCAGTTGCACCATATCCACTAGATGCTAAGAATGATACAGTTGGAGCAGATGTGTAACCTGATCCAGTATTCGTCACTTGTATACTAGTAACCTCGCCAAACTTAGATCTTGTTGTATTAGTTGTGAAGGATTTTAATGTTTCAAACTGATCTACTTCTGCAACACCAGTATCAATTCTTTCACTGCTATATTGAAACAATTCAACTTGTAATTTATATACATATAATTTACCAAGTTGATAAAATGGATCTTGATGTTGTACAAATTTAATTTCAAATAATCCACCAGTTAGTGGGAAATAAATTAAATCACCTTCGTTTGGTCGAGTAGGAATTGTTGTTTGTCCAAAACGACCAACCAATTGATCCCATCTACGACGAGCAACTACTAGTGTAGCTGACTGCTCCATCATTAAACCAAATTTTTGAATAAATGCACCT